GCGGCCGCTTAAATTGTGTTGGTGTAATTAGATACTAGCCTTTTTTAGCACCGAAGAGGCTTATAGTGCTTGCAGAACCACCGGTTCCAGCAACGTTATTTCCTCGTGGAATTGCGTTAATTACACCAGTTTTTGCGCTAGTCCAGTATTGATAAGCTAAATTCACTTGAACCGTTGCAATTGCTCCTGAATCTTTAATATCGTATTGAGTGTCTTGTAACCCAACTACATAAACGCCTTGCAATGTGTATTTACGAATTGCTTGAGGAACGTTACTTTGATCAGCAGTCTTACCTAATAAATCAAGAGTTAATACGCTGCTAGTAAATGGGAGAGCATAGTCTCCTGAACTTGAAGCGACGCTAAAAATTCTAGCCATTTCTTGTTCAAGAGCATCACGAATTGCATAATTCGAGTCGCAACGAAATGTAACGGCCCATGCATTGGAATTTGGAAACGAAACCGTTCCAGGAACATTGAATTGGAGTCCCATGTATGGTACTTGGACGTTATTGATTACTTTGCCTGGAAGATTGGCTGTTTCAATATAAAATTCAGCATCGTCTGGAAGTAATTGCACGCCGTCGATTTGCCAGTCTGATACGCGAAACTGAAAGAGTCTTGCGAAATCATTTGCTGCTGCTGTTTGGTAGAATTTTTGTATGCTCATAATGTATTATTATTTATATTTTTGTTAGATTAATTCTGCAAAATTCTGACCAGTTCTTGTAGCAATAAAGTTAACGAGAATAAATTCTGCTGTTCTGACTGGTTTCAAATAAATATCAACAATCAGCTCATTTCTATCAATAGAATCTGGCGTATTATTACGTTCATCACAAACAATCAAATAGTCGTATACACCTTGATTTGCTTTTGCATAATCAAAAAGAGGAGTAATTGTATTTACTAAGCGAGTGCGTGTGATTGTAGTGTTTGGTTCAAAAACAAAATATCTTAATGTTTTTTGAACCTTTCTTTCAAGAGACAAAAACAATCTTCTCACATTAATGCGATCAAATGCTGAAGGCATATTTAAAAGCGTTTTTTGACCCATTACGACGTGTCCGTCTCCGTTAAAGAACACTAAAGGATTGACTGCACCTTCATAGAAAGAATCTTTTTGTTTTTGATTGGGATTGAAGGCGATATCAAGAACGTTGAAACGACCTCTATTCAAGCCTGCAGGAGCGGCCCAAGGTTGAGCGACAGCATCACTGCGAGCGAATACCGCTGCCATGTAACCAGAAGGCGGCTGCCAATATCTCCTTGAAGCATATGTGTCATTAATTTTAAGCCAGTTGCCATATGTAGTAGCATAGCTAGTTTCGATGCCGTTAACCATTTGCATTACAGGCTTAAGAATACTTGTTGTAAAGTTGTTGCCTTCAATCATCATGGTTTTTGTATCAAAACCATTAATGAATGCGTGTCTCGGCAAATCAAGAATAGCCATACAATCTTTGCGTGTATTTTCACAGAAATTGACTAAAGGCAATACTACACTCAGCCAAGATTGCTTGTAAATGTCGTTTAATTCGTCTACCCAAACTGTATCATCGAAGCCAACGTTTCCTGTTGTTTCTGGAGTGTAAGTAGTGGCAAAAATAGTTGAAAGACCAGCATCCACGACTAAGTCGAGATCGAGGTTCTCGGGAGAATCAACAAACCTTAATGCTTTTTCAAGCTTTAAAGGTACGTTGCCGATAATTTTTGTGTTTTCGACGTTGCGTGTATCAGGCAGATAAACACCAATCGGGAAAAGTTTCTTTGCTGCGTCAGAAACGGTAATTCTGCTTTGAGGAGTTGTACTTCCGTATGTCCAGTCGTAATTTTTAGAAATTGCTGGATTTGTAATCATCTTGATAGTTGGCGAACCTTCCGAAACAATGGTTTCGACAAAAACGTTAACAGGAAGACCTCCAGATGTATTTGGTTGCTTACGAGCTGAGTCGAAAGAACCTAAATATTTTTCAGAAAAACCCAAGCTTAATTTGTTTGTGTCAATTGTCGATTGACGAACTTTGAAAACTCCTAACGAAATATGATCTTGATAGTATTGAGTAGCAAAGCCACCAAAGCCAACCTTTTCAAGGGTTTCTGAAACGGAAGTAATTCCG